TTGGTTTTGAAGAAAAAGTCGCTCTTGGCAGGTATGGGAATGGCAATGCTGCTTTCCCTCGCAGTCGTACCTGCTTCATACGCAGAAACAACTACATTCCGTCTTGAAATTTTACAACCTGCTACTGGCCTCACGGTGGAGGAAGTAACGACATCCCAAAGTGTCGAGTACTCGCAGAATGGTAACATGAAGCTTCAGGGTGTAGTGAAAATTACCAATACGGGTGCTGCAGATGCTGATCTCGTCACAAAATTTAGTGTCCCAGGGAACTTGACCACCTTACAGACTCAGCCAAAAAATGCAGGCGAGCTGCTGGTACGTGCCAATCTTAGCAAAGGTGGCACGAGCAGCAATTCTGTGAATACGATGGTTGCAAACCAAAGCAGCTACATTTTGGAAGAAGCACCTTTCCGTCCTGGTGAACAAAAGCAGGTAAATCTGCAATTTGAGTTTGGAAAAGGAACCCAGCCAGGGGTTTATGAGCTTCCATTCACTTGGTCGATGGGACCAGTTGCACGATAAACAAGCGTAAGGGCATCAGTTGTGATGCCCTTTTTGATTCATAAGGAGGTCAGGACTTACATGCTGAAAAAGATAGTAACCACAATGGTTCTGGTAATGGCCTTGTCCACTGGAGTAGCATCTGCGGGAAAAGTGGGAGTTTCGATTATTCCCGGCGTAGTAAAAGTGTCTGATATCGTGCAACCTGGGACTAATAAATTGTTAATCAATCTCCAAGTAAAAAATGATGGTGATGATACACAAACCTTCACTTTAACTAGTAGTGGTGGTCTAATCGTAAATGAAAAGCCGTTTGAGCTACCAGCAGGTCAAACAAAAGAAGTGGCCGTTTGGCTAAATGTTAAAGAAGACACGACAAATGGAGACTATCTAGGAATTGTAACGGCAGTAGGCAAGGGAAAAGATTCGCCCATGAGCGTTGAAACAAAGTTTACTTGTCGGTATAAAGTAGAAAAACCTAAACCGTGGTGGGAAAAGCTTTGGGGGCTGGTCAATTGACCGGCTCTTTTTTATTTCGGCATACATGAATGAAGCGGTGCTCCTTATCCTCTGTTTATTCTGTGTTGATTGCCTGATGATACAATCAGCGGTGTATTGAAACAGCCCTCTGGAAAAGTCCTGAGGATATTTTTGTGCCGCCCTAACCTAAGTTAGGGGACGAGGACAGTAAGCCTTGCTAGAATAAAATTGCCCATTGTAGCAGCCTTCATTTTCCGTTGATGGAACGCCGTGTGCGATGAAAATCGCCCGCACGGTGTAGGCTCGAACGAAACCGCTCGTTAGAAGTGGATAAGTCGAGAATAGCCCATTGGTAACATTCCCGGATCCACCGAACCACATCTTTGTCATTAGCCCGGAGGAGAGAGATTCTTTCAGTGCAAGCAATGTTATTCTTGATACGAGCAATCCACAGGTATCAGGTATAACGCGTTATGGAGTGAGTTATTCTGCCGCCTATGACCAAGGTACAGGAATTGTAACGATTAACCAAAGCGGGACGCCTGACACACTTACACCTCCTTTTAACAGGGTGGACAGTTGGTCGATACAAGTAGTTTATGGGGGGCAAACAATCGTACTGTTTATTAACCAGGACATCGTTGCATTAGACGAGGCACCGAAATATACAGTGACGAAGACTCTTGACCCTAGTCATCAAAGTTAATTTACAGCCATCAACATCCCCTCAGGAGAAATCCTGGGGGCATTTTTTTAATCTAATTCACTTGATCCTCTGGAAATTGCAGCGGCTTTTTGTGGTTAGTTAGGATGAGCTTATACGTAAAAACAGAGCAAGCAAAAGGTGAAAGATTAGTATTACAAAACTTTACACATATTTACACTACAAGCGATTTTAAATGTGACAATAGAAGTTTTGATAAAATAAGGGCAAGCCAATAAAAAAGCCATTCGGGCAGCCGAGTGGCTTTTTTGTGTGCTCAAATGCTCAGCCATGGAGGTGGAAAAATGAAGAGTTTATAGAAAAATACAGGAAATCATTAACCAGGCGTCGTCAGCCGCCGGAACTGCTGAAATGACTACATCATTAAACAACTATAATTATTAGGAGGATTATCATGGCTACTAACAAAGTTACTTTCGGACTGGAAAAGGTTCATATTGCATTTGTGGATGAAACGGTAAAGGACAAACTGGCATGGAAAACACCGATTGCTATTCCCGGAGCGGTGCGTTGGACACCAGAAGCACAAGGGGAAGCATCTACCTTTTATGCTGATAACACAGCGTATTTCGTAATTACAAGCAACAATGGATATAACGGTGAATTGGAGATGGCACTCGTACCAGATGCAGTACTGGCTGAAATGCTCGGTTGGGAAATTGATTCGAATGGAATGCTGGTGGAAATCTCAAATGCTGTCCCGAAAAAGTTTGCTTTGCTCGGACAAGTACAGGGTGATGCAAAAAATCGTCGCTTTGCTTACTACGATTGCCAAGCAGCGCGTCCTGCGAAGGAACGGAAAACAAAAGCAGAAGCCGTAGAAGTCGCAACGGATTTGTTGAGCATTGCTGTTTCTCCTGTTGAAATCGGAGGCAAGATGCTGGTCAAAGGTGATCTTGAGTTAAACGAAACGAATGCAGAAGCGTACAATACCTTCTTCACTACTGTTTACACACCTACCTTTACACCTGCTGGAGGTGGAGCATAATGCGTGAGTTAACGATTGGTGACCAACAAGTAAGAGTCAGGGCAACGCCCCTGGCTCTTCTCTTTTACCGTCAGGAATTCAAGGCCGATCTGTTTGGTGATCTGGTGAAAATGCAGCATCTAGCAAATGATCCTAGTCAAATCGATTCGGTAGCCATTCTGCAGCTCATTTGGGCAATGGCGAAGGCGGACGCATATGGAAAGCAGTTCCCATCTTTTATGGAATGGGTCGGCTCTCTTGATTCCATTGACTTCTCCGATCAATCATTTCTCATGACTGTACTGGAGGAAGCGGCGGACGGATTTTTTCGTTCCAAGTCCAAGCAAGCATTCCAGCAAAGAAGCAAGTAAGGCGAGTGAAAGGCCGGAAATGGACATCCTTTCTGTAGGCAAAAGGATTGGTCTTACCTTTATGGAGATGAATGACCTCCGTATCCGCGACTTGTTTGATCTGGTTAAAAGCTATGCAGGGGGAAGGGAGGACGAGCCGAGAAATGCAAACCAATCGGATATTGAAGCGTTTTACGGCAGATAAGGAGGTGAGGAAGAATGGCCGAGACGATTAACGGTATTACTGTCGTGATAGGGGCGTCGACAACTCGTTTGTTGCAAGCCCTATCCGATGTAAATAAAAAACTGAAGGATACACAATCTGAGCTAAAGCAAGTCGATGATTTGCTGAAGATGGACCCGAAAAATACAGAGCTGCTTGCTCAAAAAAGCCAGTTGCTTGCGGACGCCATCGGGATTACAAGTGAGAGACTCCAACGCCTTCAATCAGTTCAGCAACAGGTAAACGAGCAATTTGCTAATGGAACGATCAACGAAGGGCAGTACCGTGCATTCCAGCGCGAATTACTGGCGACTGAACAACAACTGAATTCGTTGCAAGCGAGTGCAGCGAAAATGAAAACAGATTTTGAAGCGGTTGGGAAGTCGATTCAAGGCACCGGAAAGCAACTATCCGATGTGGGAGGCGGGTTCAAGAAAGTGACCCAGCCGATTGTTGATTTTGGAACATCAGCACTAAAGGCAGGCATGGAATTTGAAGCAAGCATGAGTGAGGTCAAAGCGATTACTGGAGCGACCGGGAGCGATTTTAAGGCACTCGAAGAAAAAGCAAAGGAACTGGGAAAGAACACAAAATTCTCAGCGACAGAAGCGGCTGAAGGATTAAAGGGCTTGGCGGATGCTGGCTGGAGCTCGCAAGAAATGCTGAGTGGCATCGACGGTGTTATGACGTTGGCTACAGCATCAGGAGAGAGCCTCGCAAAGGCTTCAGATGTCGTCACAACTTCTATGAAAGAATTCGGGCTGTCTGCCAGTCAATCAGGACAATTTGTGGATGTTTTGGCTGCAGCATCGTCTCAGACACACACGAGTGTCGCTATGCTTGGCGAGTCATTCAAAACAGTTGCACCTGTTGCGGGGGCTTTAGGATACAGTGCGGAAGATACAGCGATCGCTTTAGGTTTGATGTCCAATGCCGGAATCAAGGCAGGAGAAGCAGGGAACTCATTACAAACTGCGCTGAACAACATGACGAGTCCGACTAAAGAGATGTCTGCTGTCATGAACAAGCTAGGGATTAGCATGACCGATAACCAGGGGAATATGAAGAGCCTCGATACCGTCATGCAAGATTTGCGTAGTGCTTTTGGTGGTCTAGACGCAGATCAACAGGCAGCATACGCCTCGACACTGTTCGGAAAAGATGCTATGTCGGGTATGTTGGGGATTATTCAAGCGTCAGAGGCAGATTACAACAATCTCTCTCATGCAATCAACAACTCTACTGGTGAAGCTAAGCAGATGGCAGATATTATGCAGGACAATGCCAAGGGCGGGTTAATCGAGCTTAATAGTGCGATCGAGAGTGTATCCTTGCAGGTGGCTAATATTCTTCTCCCTGTTTTCCGAGATATTGTGGAACTCGTGACGAACGTAGTAGAGTGGTTCGCCAGCTTCGATGAAAAAACACAGAAAATCATTGTTGGGGTTGGGGTTTTTGCCGCCGCAATTGGACCCGTATTAATTGGACTTGGTTCTCTGATTACTACAGTTGGCTCGATTGTCCAAGCCTTCGATACAATCTCGGGTATGTTTTCCAAAGTAGGAACGGTGATGTCGCTCTTCAGTGGGCCTGTAGGCATAGCCATCGCAGCGATAGCAGCTCTTGCCGTGGCAGCCTACCTCATCTATGAAAATTGGGAGCCAATCAGCGCATTTTTCATCGATCTCTGGAATGGAATTACGAGTGTCACCATGGCTGCTTGGGAAGGAATCAAGCAGTTCTTTTTGGATACATGGACATGGATGCAAGCCTTTTTCGCTGAATGGGGAACGGTTATATTAGCGGTCATTGCTCCGTTTATCGGGGTACCTCTATTGATTCAAGAGCATTGGGATGAGATTAAAACGTATCTTACTGCTCTGTGGGAGAGTATTAGTCAAGTTGCCACCGAGTCTTGGAATCTGATCGTATCTGCGATTATGGAGATTGTAGCGCCATTTGTTGAATCGTTTATAGGCACATTCACCATCATGAGTGAAGGCTTGATCCAGATTTGGGACGGGGTCAAATTGTATTTTGAGGGGCTTTGGGAGATGATCAAGACGATCTTCCTCGGTGCCATTACATTCATTTATGATCTGGTAACGGGTATTCTGACACAGCTTTCAGCAGATGCACAGCTCATTTGGACTGCTTTGAAAGATGCATTCTTCATGATTTGGGATGGGATCATTCTAGTATTTACAGGTGCACTGGATGCTCTCAGCAGTTACCTGAATTTCACTTGGCACACAGTCAAAACAGCTATTGAGAATGCATGGAATGGGATCGTATCGTATTTTACTACGACTTGGAATACGATCCAAACGATTGCGAACACGGTATGGAACGGGATTGTAGCGTTTTTAACCACGACCTGGAGTACGATTCAAACGATAGCAAACACCATATGGAATGGGATCGTTGCGTTTTTTACTACAACCTGGAATACAATTCAAACAACTACGAACACCGTATGGAATGGGATTGTAGCGTTCTTTACTACGACCTGGAACACGCTTCAAACACTGGTCACTACAGCCGTTTCTACAATTGTTCTAGCCATTCAGACGAAATGGAATGAAATCGTGACATTTTTCACAAATACCTGGACAAAAATTCAAGGGTTGTTCACAGCCGGCTTCGACCAAGCAAAGAAGACGGTCGTGGAAGGCATGATCAAAATCAAGGACGACTTTCTTGCGTATATGGGCGATGTTGTTGATGGCATAAAGGACTTTGCAGAAGACTTTGTTGATGCTGGGGAAAATTTTGTTACAGGAATCTGGGATGGAATTAAGAACAGAGCAGGCTGGTTGTACAATCAGGTCAAGGGTTTTGTCAGTAATATTGTCAGTTCAATCAAGGATGCTATCCCTGGCGGTGGTGGTTATTCAGGGAATAGAACCGGGGATTCGACCATGACTGGAGCGGGAGGAGGAGTGGCGAAATCTGCGGCTATTCCAGGCTTAGCCGATGGAGGCACTGTCATGAAATCCGGATGGACATGGGTCGGAGAAAATGGACCTGAACTGCTCAGACTGCCACAGGGATCACAGGTTATTCCAAATTATGATATCCCGAAAATTGGCGCACAAACTATCGATTATGATGCGCTTGCCAAAGCAATGGCTGCCCATCTGAAACCAAGCATTACGCAAAATAATACGTTCCAAAGTCTGCAGCCATTAACACCAAGCGAAACGGCAAGAAAAAATTTGCAGGTTTCTCGTCAACTCGCTTTAGAATGGGGGCTGTAACATGAGAAAACTGACATTTATCAATGCAAGGGGCGAAAGCGTTGTATTCAACGACTCCGCTCCTTTTCTTATGACAAAGCTGGAAGGAACGGGTGGCCCTGCCGTAGACATTCAAACTCAGCGAGCTCCGTTTCAGGATGGGGCCACATATCTGGATACTTTTTTACAATCGCGCAGTTTAAGCGTAGAGGGTGCGGTGATGGCAAAATCCAAAAAAGATATTTTCGCGATGCGTCAGATGCTTTCACGGGTTCTCAATCCAAAGCTCGGTCCTGGTACTTTGCGCTATGAATACGATGGCGGGGTGAAAGAGATTCAGGCAGTTCCAGAGGGGGCACCAAATTTTCCAAACCGTTATGGCGAGACGTTCCAAGTCTTTCTGATTTCTCTGCTGTGCCCATCACCATTCTGGACAGATACGTTGACAACCAGTCGCGAAATGTCATACATCATGGGCGGTTTTGGGTTCTCATTGCGGCTTCCTGCGACCTTTTCCAGACGATCATTTCGTCGTACTTTCATTAATGAAGGCGATGTGGAGACACCTGTGAAAATCGAGTTCAGAGGGCCTGCACAGAATCCAACGATCATGAACAATACAACTGGCGAATTTGTCAAAGTAAAGTGCAATCTGGGAGAAAACGATGTCCTACACATTCATACAGCATTTGGCAACAAGCGAGTAGTAGTCGTACGCGCTGATGGCACAAAAGAGAATGCTTTTCATTACCTCGATTTGGCCAGCACATTTTTTCAATTACAGGCAGGTGAAAATGAGTTGGAATACAACAGCAATAATGACAGCACGAAAACAAAGGTAACGATCAAATATAAAAACAGGTATGTGGGGGTGTAGATGTGCAGCCCATTCGTATGATCGATGCTGACTTTACCCTTTTAGGTGAAATCGACACCTACACATCCCTGCGATGGGTTCGCCGCTGGCACAAGCCGGGAGAATTCGAGCTTCGAGTCCATCCTTCGATGCAAAATGCGGATTGCTTGCAGGAAGATAGCATCATTTTCAAGGCAAATGCCTCCAGTGAAGCAGCGATTATCAAGCATCGGGAAATAGGCTTCAACGACGCTGGAATCGAAGAGCTGGTTGTAAAAGGGCCACTGCTTGCAGGTCTGATCGGCAGCCGCATCACTTACCCGCCGCCGGGAAAAGATCATGACTACTTGGATGCCCCTATCGAAACGATTATGAAGCATTTTGTCCATACGAATATGATTGCTCCTTCTGATTCATCTCGTCGTCTCCCAGGACTCATCAATGCTTTGGATCAAGCCAGAGGAGATAAGGTACAGTTTCAGACCAGTTACAAGCAGCTCGACGAAGAACTCGAAAAATTAAGTATGATGTCCGGTTTGGGATGGCACATCAGGCTAGATATAGAGAAGCTGCTCTATGTCTTTGATGTCATCCATGGGCGAGACCTGACAGCAGTTCAAAATAGTGAGCCACCCGCTATTTTTTCTACAGACTATGACAACGTTGAGAGTCAGTCGTACGTGTCGTCAGCGATTGGTTCCAAAAACGTCGCCGTTGTTGTCAGTCAGGGAGCAAACGAAATGCCGAAGCTCGTGACGGTTGGACAGCAGTCGGGCCTTAAACGACAGGAAACATTCGTTGATGCAAAGGATGTTGGCTCGAAGGGGGAAGAGGCCGAGCCTTTGACGGAAGTCGAGCTGGAGCGGATGCTTCGGTCACGGGGGATAGAAAGACTGGCAGAACTCGGGCGAGTCGAGTCATTTGAATCAAAACTCCTTGCCAATTCCAATCTGGTTTATCGAGTAGATTACGACTTGGGAGACGTGGTAACCGTTGTCAACAAAAGCTGGGGGATCACGATGGATGCGAGAATTACAGAAATGGTGGAAGTCTTTGAACCCGGCGGTTTTCGTTTGGACGCGAACTTTGGTAATTCGCTCCCGAGTCTTATAGACAAAATCAAACAAACAATAAGAAGGTGATATCGTGGCAGAGCATTATCGTTTTTTTGACTCAACCGCAGATGATGAAAGGGTGTATACCGCAGATGAGTTTGCGGAATATTTTCGACGTGTACTGACGGACGGGATTTTTAATGGTGGGACAAATTTGAAGGTGGAGACGAGCGGGACTGACATTCGCACGTACATCCAGCCGGGTTATGCTTGGGTGCAGGGGTATATGTACAAGATCGATACAGAGCCGCTTTATTTGCAGCATGAATATCCTGATCCAAATCTTGATCGGATTGATCGTGTTGTTATCCGCTTGGACAAGCGCTTGGAGCATCGGTATGTACGTGCATTCATCTTGAAAGGAACTCCAGCAACTTCGCCAGTCCCGCCTTTGTTGACGCGGGATGAGAATGTTTTTGAACTGTCTTTGGCCCAGGTTCGAATCATTAAAGGAAAATCGTACATCGAAGGCTCGCAGATTACAGACGAACGACTGAACAATAGCGTTTGCGGATTAGTAAACTCTTTGATTCAGGCAGATACGACTACTATTTTCAATCAGTTTCAACATTGGTATAACAGCCGAACAACTGCTTATCAGAAAGAATGGGGAGATTGGTTTGCGACAGCAGTAACAAGGTTTGAGCAAGAGTGGCAGGAATGGTTAAGTAATTTGGGTGCGAAAACGCCAGTGATATCAGTTAATGGCAAAAGTGGCAGTGTAACTTTAAGTGCTGCGGATGTTGGCGCAACTCCGGCGTCACATGCTGGCTCTGGAGGTAACGCCCATCCGTTGGCCACAACTACGACAGCGGGGTTTATGAGTGGGCCAGATAAGAAAAGGTTAGATGAACATATTGGGGCAGGTGGTACTGCACATGCTGTGGCGACGACAACGATAGCAGGATTTATGAGTGGCCCTGATAAAAAAAGGTTAGATGAACATATTGGGGCAGGTGGTACGGCTCATAACCTTGCCACAACTACGACAGCTGGATTTATGGACCCTGTTGACAAGGATGAACTTCAAGCCTTGCGTAAATACAGAAGCGGTATGGACTCAGCAACAGATGTCTATACAACCGTGGAGTACAAGCGAAAAGACGGTACCCTTCTTATGAGGTCAGTTCTATCCAGCAAGGTGGGCAACAACTACACTGTTGATACTCGTACATTCTACGGACTGAATGGGACTACGGTTCGTCGTACAGAGATTTATGATATCACCTATGATACGAACGGAAACCCTGTAAACGAGGTGCTACGATGATAAATTTCGGAAATGTGTTAAGGGATCACGGAGTTGGATTAGGTAAATATAAGACAAACTCAAAGATATACTATAAAGATTTAGGAATAGACACCCCTTCAGTAAATCTAGTAAACACTACAATATTTTATGCAACAGTTGCTTCAAAAGATGCTTCAGGAAATATCTATTTAAAAGCAGGAAATAGAATAAGAAAATATGATGGATCAGACTTAAGTTTAATTTGGGATAGAACTTACACGATTTCTGATCTTACTTCTTATTCTTCATCCGATGATAAGTATCACAGTATGTACATTATTGGTAATAGACTGTACACCTGCATATACAATGGAGCTTCCAGAGGCTCTAAGATCCCTAGTGTGGTATTTTGCATTAATATTGCAAACGGTGCATTGGACTGGTATTTGATAGAACCAACAAGCGCATATGAGAGATGGATGATTGCGTGCATTCCTGTACCAAATGAAATTGACAATTTTTATTTGTCGTGGAAAAAGTTAGGCACTTATTATCATTATGTGGAAAAAGTAAAATTGGAAACAAATTCAGGTAACATACTAGATAAACAAATTAAAAATATAATATGGTCAAAAGAATTGTACAACTACAATAATATCCCACCTGCTTTGACGTTAACATATGATAACCAACTTATATATAATGATAACTCTACTATGAGAAGAGTAAATTCATCTGGCACTCAAATGGACTATCTTGATGATGCCTATGGTTTGTACTATAGGGCAGCAGATAAGTTTGTAATGACACAATCAGGTACGAAAGTCGACACCACTACTTATTTGAGAAAAATAACAAAATTCGGTGCTGATGAAGTGCTAGATGTCACTGACAGCAATATTTACTACGGAATTCATCCAAATGGTACATTGTATCCTGTAAAAGCATCCCATATAACTGGTACTCGTGAATGGCTGTTGCCTTATGATCTAAAACTTGTGCAAGAATTAAACCCTGAACTTATTATTGGATATCAGAGAGTTGATAACTCCAATGATGCTGTTGGTAAAATTCTCGAATACATGACCATAAAAAAATAAAGGAGTTTTAATTTGATGATTTATTTGGAATATGATAAGACCTCTATTTTACCAGACAGAAGAATCGAGTTTATTCACTATATACCATTTGATCCCGAACATGGTTTTGGGAAATCGAAAGAAGAACTAGAACGATCTGGTATACTCGTTGACAGTATCCCAACCTCAAGTGAAAAACCCAATATGATCGCTACTCTAATGGTGAAAATAGAAACAAAGGAATTGTGGTACGAATATACCGAGACACCTTTGCCTGATGATGATCGAATCGCACGTTTGGAGAAGGAAAATACTGACCTCAGAAAATCAAATTTAGATACCCAAGAGGCAATTTTAGAACTGTATGAAATGTTAATGGGAACCCCCACTACATAAGCCCACATAGAAGGAGGCACGCGACATGCTTCAACGACTATGGATATGGCTTATTTTTTTATACTCGAAAGGAGGTGAAGAAAAGATGGTAACAGTATGCGTAAGCTTGATTATCAATGGTCGTCGTACGTTTAACCAGATTCCAGTAAATTTGCAGGATGACGTAAAAGCTGATCTGAAGGCTATGGGTCTGGGAACAGACGGTAAGCCTTTGGTGTAACAACCTAGTGAGCTGCTATTGTGGCTCCCTGATGAAATGCATTAACTTTAGATAGGTTTCCAACGTTTAACATGAATGTGCCCGCTGTAAAAAACTCTTATCCGTTGATGGAACGCCGTGTGCGATGAAAGTCGCCTGCACGGTGTAGTTTCGTTTGAGTATATTAACCAGGATATCGTTGCATTAGACGAGGCACCGAAATATACAGTGACGAAGACTCTTGACCCTAGTCATCAAAGTTAATTTACAGCTATCAACATCCCCTCAGGAGAAGTCTTGGGGGCATTTTTTATCCCCCAAATACTTGTCCACCCAAAAAAGTACGTGCCGCCCATGACATTGACATTCCCCGTCTCTGCCAAGCGGACACGTACTTATTTATTACATACGGTTTCATCAAGGAAGATTGTGGAGAAAATTGGATAAAAAACTTGCAATCGATCGAGCTTATCATTGAATCAATGCTGATTAGCGACTCAAGGAATGAATCATGCTTCTGTGATGATGTGCTCTCATGCGGTGGAAATGCTCTCTTTCAGCAAACGTGTGATGACGCATGCGATCATGACGATGAGCCATGCTCAGTGCCCGATAATGCGCGGCTCTCCTCATATGATGCTGCATTCTTTCTCGATGGTGCTCAATCGGATCCATTGTTTTCCCCCCTTTTCCCAGCTTCTTTTATGGTATGGGGACAGCTTTGGCATTGCTTATGCGTTAGTGGATAGCGAGCAAAAATGAGTCAAATGACACCTCACCATAGAATGTTTTTTTGCTGGAGGGAAGATTGAAAATAAAAATCTGCGGGTTTGTTAATACAATTTGTCTTTTCCCGTATTAACTATCGTGAGACTCATCGAACGACAACAAATTGCGCAATTTGTTAACTCTTCATGTATCAAGAGATGATAGGAAAGGAGGGGAAGTAGTTGGAGATTGCCCAAGCGAATGCAGGCATCTGCCACAATCAAATCAACGATAGCCAAGATGAGATCATGTCGACGCAAAAATTTGCCGAGATCTATGATGCGTACTATAGGCGCGTCTACAAATATATTTGCTATCGGATCAATAATCACTATGCAGCGGAAGAGATTTGTAGCCATGTATTTGAAGTAGTGATTTCCAAATACCATAGCTTCTCGCCACAGAAGTCCAACTTTGAGGTTTGGTTGTTCGCGATTGCGAGAAACGCTGTGACTGATTACTTCCGCTCACAGAATAAAAGACTTACTTTTTCCCTGGATTCGATCTTGGATCTGTTCCTGCCAAAGTCATCTCCGGAAGAAATCGTTATCCGAGGGGATAATCATGAGGAGCTATTCAAGGCATTGGCGAAGCTGAGCGACAAAGAACGCCATATCATTGCCATGAAATATGCGGCAGGCTTGAAAAATGCAGAAATCGCGGAGCTGTTAGGTGTAAGTGGTTCCAATATCGGAGTGGTGCTTTACAGATGCTTAAAGAAGCTGCAAAAGGAATTGGAAAAGGGGGGCTTTCAATATGAGGGATGA